AGAAGCAGAAAAAGAAAAAGAAAAAAATGATGCTATAAAGAAACAAGAAGAAGAAAAGAAGAAACAAGAAGAAGAAAAGAAGAAAGCAAATGATGAATTATCTAAGGCAACCGAAACCAAGAAAACACCAGAAGAAGTTATGTTAGCGTTAAATACAAACATAGAAGAATTAGTGTCATTAACAAGACTAAGTAACTCGTTAGCCCAAAAACACATTGGAGTTACAACAGGAATGGGAAATGATGCATATACTGTAGGATAATGGTTGACAAATAATACATATAGACTGTATAATAAAGGATAAGTTATGAGTTGGAAAAAATACTTTACACCGGTTAATACCGAAAACCAATCAGGATCATACAGCCCAATTAGTGGCGGTGGACGCCCTGGTCCCGCACGATCTAACTATTCATCATACTTGCCTGACGTATATGCAGGAAGTCCAAATCGTATTGAAAAATATATGCAGTACGACACAATGGACATGGATTCGGAAGTAAATGCAGCGTTGGATATTTTGGCAGAATTTTGCACAGGTAAAGATAAAGAAAACGCAACACCATTTCACTGTTTCTTTAGAAACGCTCCTACAGGAGTTGAAACAAAACTTATCAAAGAAGCACTCCAAAAATGGTGTAAAATACAACAGTTAGAAAATAGAATTTTTAGAATTGTAAGGAACACATTCAAATATGGCGATTGTTTTTTCATGCGCGATCCAGAAACTAAAAAGTTGCTATATGTGGATCAAGCAAAAGTCTCCAAAATTATTGTTAACGAATCCGAAGGAAAACTTCCCGAGCAGTATGTTATAAAAGATATTAACTTTAATTTTAAAAATTTAGTAGCAACTACTCCACATGGAACTACAAACACTTCACCAAGCGGAACAAGCTCATACACAAGCGGCGGCGGGTTTGGTAGAGGAATGGTTGGCAATGCAGCACAACCACCAGGCACACGTTTTCAAAATGCACAAAATGAAGTAACTGTAGATGCAGAACATATTATGCATATCAGTTTATCAGAAGGATTAGACGGTAACTATCCATTTGGTAATTCATTACTTGAAAGTGTGTTTAAAGTTTACAAGCAAAAAGAATTGCTAGAAGATGCAATTATCATTTACAGAATTCAACGTGCTCCAGAAAGAAGAATTTTTTATGTTGATGTAGGTAACATGCCTGCACACATGGCAATGAGCTTTGTTGAAAAAGTTAAAAATGAAATCCAACAAAGACGTATTCCTAGTTCAACAGGTGGCGGAACTAGTGTTATTGACGCAAGTTATAATCCACTATCAACTAATGAAGATTACTTCTTTCCACAAACAGCAGAAGGAAGAGGATCTAAAGTTGAAACATTACCAGGTGGAACTAACCTAGGTGAAATTACAGACTTAAAATATTTTACAAATAAACTGTTTAGAGCATTACGTATTCCTGCAAGTTATTTGCCAACATCAATTGATGATCAAGCAAACACTGTTTCAGACGGTAAAGTAGGAACAGCATATATCCAAGAATTAAGATTTAACAAATACTGCGAAAGACTTCAAAGCATTATGTGTGAAGCGTTTGACAAAGAGTTTAAACTTTGGTTAGACAGTAACGGCTATAACATTGATGCATCACTGTTTAATATTAATTTCCAACCACCACAAAACTTTGCGGCATACAGACAAGCAGAACTTGATACTACTAGAGCGAACATCTTTAGTGTTGTAGACGCAATTCCACATTTAAGTAAACGTTTTGCAATGAAGCGTTACTTAGGATTAACGCAAGAAGAAATTGTAGAAAATGAAAAATTGTGGAGAGAAGAAAATGCAGGTAATTTACAAGAGCCTGGAGACGCAGGCGGTGAATTAAGATCGGTGGGTGTTACACCTACAGGGATGGCAGCAGACGGCGCAGCTGAAGAAGCAGAAGCACCAACTGAAGCACCCCCTGCTGATGATGTAAGTGGCGGAGAAACAGCAGAAACACCTGCAGTTTAATAAATACTAGTATGCTTTTGAGAGAATTTTTATATTTTAATGATGACGTTAACGACTTTTCCGTCGACCGTCGTTACGACAACAAGAAAGATGACGATGTCCTTTCAAAAGATGACACTAGAAAAGTACGCCTTACATTACGTCAGATTAATCAATTAAGATTACAATCCGAAGCTCATGTTGCTGAAAAAGAATCAGAGCTAGATTTTATTAGACAAATGTACGGGGCGAAGCTTGAGCAAGAAGAATAAAAAACACCACAAAGATATAGCATTCGTATTAGGCAACGGCATGAGCCGCGGCACCATTAACTGTGAAAAACTTTTAAACATTGGAACAGTATATGGTTGTAATGCACAATACAGAGAGTTTGATCCTCATTACGTTGTAGCAGTAGATGTTAAAATGGTTAATGAGATGATTGAAGCAAACTACCATCAAAAGGGTACAGTATGGACTAATCCTAACAAAGGGATTAAAACTAATAGTAATATTAACTATTTTAGTCCACACAAAGGATGGAGTAGCGGTCCTACTGCACTGTGGTTTGCAGCACAAAACGGCCATAGACACATTTATATTGCTGGATTTGATTATCAAGGACTTAAAGGAAAGTTTAATAATGTATACGCAGACACCTTTAATTACAAGAAAACCACTGATTCTGCAACGTTTTTTGGCAATTGGCTAAGCCAAACAGAAAAGGTAATTAAGGAATTTACCAAGGTAACCTTTTATAGAATCATTGATGATGGCGCATTTATACCCGATAAACTAGGTCCACAGCATACAAATTTAAAACACATTAGTATGCGTGATTTTGAGAATACCTTCGAAGGAACTATATATCAACACAAAATGAGTCAAAATAATACCATTTAACCCTATTTTTACAACAATTATGTAAATATATAACAAACAGCCTTACCGATAATTTCAAGGAGAACAAAAATGGCAGATAAATCTACATTAGAACAAATGCTTGAGAACTTGGTTAACGATAACCAAGAGAAAGCAGAAGAATTATTTCACGAGTACGTGGTTTCTAAATCACGTGAAATCTACGAAAACCTTATTGAAGAAGAAATGAAAGATGAGGAAGTAGACGAAACTTCAGATAACGAAGACGAAGCAGTTGACGAAGCATCTAAAGATGATGATGCAGCAGAAGACAAAGTTGATGAAGCATCAGACGATGACGCAGAAGACAAAGTTGACGAAGCTACTGACGAAGACGAAGTTAAAGAAGACTCAAAAGACGAAGAAGTTGACGAAGAGTTTGAAGACGTTGCAATTGAAGGCGAAGACGATATGCCTGATATGGGTGGCGACGCTACAGACGATTTAGAATCAGAAATTGATGCAGACTCAGAAGAAGGCGATAAAGAGCCAGAAGAGTTATTCCAAGATCTAGATTCAATCGTTGATGAGTTACAAGCAAAATTTGACGAAATCAAAGGTGAAGACGGAGAAGAAGGCGACATGGATTCAGACATGGATTCAGAAGAAGAAGCTTTTGCTCCAGAAGCATCTGCAAACCCAGAAGTTGACGAACTAGATACTTTTAGAGAGTATGTAGAAAAAGTTGCTGGCGGACATGGTGCTGAGAAAAAAGGTGCACCAGAAGGCGCAGAAAGCAAAAAGTCAGTTGTCGATAATATGAAAAACGACATGGGCGGAACAACAGCTAATATTGCTAAAGGCGGCGAAGATTCAGGTAAAAATGATGGCGGACTAGCAGACATTACACCTAAAGACATGGGTGAGAATGGACCTAAGGAAGCAGCAAAAGGCGCTTTTAAAGAAAAAACAGCAGGACACGGTGCAGAGAAAAAAGGCGCAAGTGAAACAGCTGATAATAAGCAATCGATTTTCCGTAGCAAACGATAGTAAAAAGGAAGACTATAAGTGAAAACTACACTAGCAGAACATCTGAGCTTCGATCAGGCTAAAATCGTAATTGAGCGTGATGAGCAGGCGGACGGTAAGTCGTTACATTTGAGTGGAATCTGTATTCAAGGTGACATTCGTAACGCTAATCAGCGTGTTTATTCTTCTAAAGAAATTGATAGGGCTGTCAAGACGCTCAACGAACAGATTTCTGGGGGGTATTCAGTGCTAGGTGAAGTTGATCACCCACAAGATTTACGCATCAATTTGGACAGGGTCAGTCACATGATTACAAAAATGTGGATGGATGGTCCAAATGGCTACGGAAAACTTAAAATGTTACCAACGCCGATGGGACAAATTGTTTCATCGATGTTGGAATCAGGAGTCAAGTTGGGAGTCTCAAGCAGAGGTTCAGGTGAAGTTGACGGAGATGGTAATGTTCAAGGATTTGAAATTATTACTGTTGATGTTGTAGCTCAACCATCTGCCCCGGGAGCATATCCAACACCAGTTTACGAACACCTTATGAATGCACAAGGTGGCTACAAGGCATTTCAAGTGGCACAAGAAGTCCAAGGCGACACACAGGCACAAAGATATATAGCAGAGAGCTTGAAAAACTTCATTTCAAGTCTTAATAAAACGTAGGAGAATCACAATGCTAGAGTTTGTAAAACAACTATTTGAAAACAATGTGATTTCCGAAGAAGTCAAGTCGGAAATTGAGACCGCTTGGGAAAAAACCGTTCAAGATAACCGTGATAATGTTACTACACAATTGCGTGAAGAATATGCACAGAAGTACGAACACGATAAGACCGCAATGGTTGAAGCAGTTGAGAAAATGCTGGCTGACAGAATTACAGCAGAGCTTTCTGAGTTTGCTGAAGACCGCCAAGGACTTATTGAAGCTAAAGCAAAATATGCTGAAAAAATCGTAAAAGATTCTAAAGCTATGGAAGCATTTGTTCTTAAGAATCTTAAGAATGAATTAGCAGAACTTCGTGAAGATCGTAAAGCAGTTGCAGGTAATGTTGCTAAACTTGAATCTTTTATTGTTGATGCACTTTCGAAAGAAATTGCAGAATTCCATGCTGATAAGAAAGACTTAGCAGAAACCAAAGTTAAACTTGTTAGAGATAGCAAGGCTAAATTTGAAGAAGTTAAGAAAGACTTTATCAATAAAGCATCGAAAATCGTTGAAGGTACAGTATCGAAAGGTATTAAATCTGAAATGGTACAATTGAAAGAAGATATTCAGGCAGCGAGAGAAAACGACTTCGGTCGCAGACTTTTTGAATCATTCGCAAGTGAATATGCTACTAGCCATTTAAATGAAAAATCTGAAACTTCAAAACTTCTTAAAGTTGTAAAACAGAAAGAAGCAGAAGTAGCAGAAGCAGCGAAAGTTGTTGCAGAGTCTAAAGAGTTAGTAGAAAGTCGAGATGCAGAGATTGCTCGTATCAAAGATAGCGCAGCTAGACAAGAAGTAATGGCAGAATTGCTAGGACCATTGTCAGCAGAGAAGCGTGAGGTAATGGGTGAGTTACTAGAATCTGTACAGACTAATAAATTACACGCAGCTTTTGACAAGTACATTAATTCCGTAATGGAAGGAAGTGCTCCAACTAAAGTGGCGTTGACAGAGGCAAAAGAAATAACAGGCGATAAAGCACAAGGCAATCAAATTAGCAGTGGAGAAAAAACTGCTGAGATATTTGACATCCGCAGGCTTGCGGGCTTAAAAGTTTAAGGAGAAAAACAATGTCACAACTACTAGAAAGTCGCTGGTCAGAAACCAAAGATGCCCTTTTAGAAGGACTTCAAGGTAACAAGCGTACTGTTATGGCAACAACTCTAGAGAATACCCGCACGTATTTGAACGAGTCTGCCACTGCAGGTGCTACTTCTGCCGGTAACGTTGCAACACTAAACCGTGTGATCCTTCCAGTGATCAGACGTGTGATGCCAACTGTCATCGCAAACGAATTGGTTGGTGTACAGCCAATGACTGGACCTGTTGGTCAAATCCACACATTAAGAGTACGTTATGCTGATGCATTCAACTCTGCAAGTGGAACTGACACTACAGCAGGTGACGAAGCACTATCACCTTTCAAGATCGCAGAAGGTTATTCTGGTGCTACTAATGATAAAGCAGCTTCTACAGCAGCTTTAGAAGGTGTAGCTGGAAACAGACTAAGCATTCAAATCTTGAAACAAACTGTTGAAGCGAAAACTCGTAAGTTGAGTGCTCGTTGGACGTTTGAAGCTGCTCAAGATGCACAAGCTCAACAGGGCATTGACATCGAAGCAGAAGTAATGGCTGCTTTAGCACAAGAAATTACAGCTGAAATTGACCAAGAAGTTATTCAATCTTTGAAAACACTTGCTGGTACGGCTGCTTTAACTTATGACCAAGGTGCAGTATCAGGTACTGCTACTTTCGTTGGTGACGAACATGCTGCTTTAGCTGTTCAAATCAACAGAGTTGCTAACTTGATTGCACAGCGTACAAGACGTGGCGCAGGTAACTGGGCTGTTGTTTCACCAACAGTATTAACTTTGTTACAATCTGCTACAACTTCAGCGTTCGCAAGAACAACTGAAGGTACTTTTGAAGCACCAACAAACACTAAGTTTGTAGGAACTTTAAACAGTGCAATGCGTGTGTACGTAAACGGTTATGCAACTGACGACGATGTGTTGATCGGTTACAAAGGTTCTTCGGAATCAGACGCTGCTGCGTTCTACTGCCCATACATTCCTTTAATGTCAAGCGGTGTTGTACTTGATCCAGGTACATTTGAGCCAGTTGTTAGTTTCATGACAAGATATGGTTATGTAGAGTTAACAAACACTGCATCATCTCTTGGTAATGCGGCTGACTACTTAGGCAAAGTTGCAGTAACATCTGCAAACCTAAGATTTGCGTAAGCAAGTTTAGATTTTTTAAATCTACTAAAGGGCGGTATTTTTATATCGCCCTTTTTTTATGGCCTTTTAATGATTATCTGCATGACTTTTACTTTGTAACATGTTTAAATAATAGTGTGCAAGTTGCACATATTATTAGGAGATTATTATGAAATGGACTAAACCTCAAGCAACAGAAATGCGTTTTGGATTTGAAGTAACCATGTACGTAGCAAACAGATAATAAGTGTTGCTTAAAGAAAGAGGATTTATTCCTCTTTTTTTATGACTAAATATTAGTATCGTTCATCCCAATCGGGACGGAAGTAGCATTATGCGAAGGAACGCACCTAACTTTAAAAAGGAGGGTGTTATGAACAGATTCGATCATTTACACAAAACATACCGCGAGGCAAAAATGAAAGCTCGTAAGGAACGCATCTTAATGATGTCACGTTCTGAGCCAAACATTAATGGCAGTGGTACTAGTGGATATACTGTAAAAAGTGGCGAAAATACTGGCAAAGTACTAAAACATATATCTGTTACTTCAAGTAATAACATATAGTTTTGTCCAAAATGAAATAGGTTGACAAATACTTATTTTGTGTTATATTAATAATATAGCAACAAAAGAGTAATTGACTTTTGTTTATAGTGCAAGGAAGAGGCCTTTACCAGAAGGGTCGAACTTGACTAGTTAGGGGTGGTACCCAGGTTCAAGGTTGAGAGACTGAGGATCACATTGCTCTACCGAGCGGAACTAGGTTGTGCGTAATAGAATGGTATTCTGTGTACGTGCTTGTAGGTGTAACCAAGTCCTACCTATTTTGCTTATATTAAAAAGGACCTTAATTGGTCCTTTTTTCTTGACTAACTGTCCAAAATACTATATAATACTAGCATGGAGATAAAAGACGAAAAAGACTTCTCTTTACTAAGAGAACAGGTAAGCAAGTGGAACAAGAATCATTCTATGTTCAAACACGATGTTCGTCAATTATCCAAATCGCTAGAAAAGCTCATTGATAATCATAGTCAGCATATGATCATGCATAGGCAG